GAGATCTGCGCATGTCTCGTGGGCTCGGAGATGTGTATAAGAGACAGGAATATGCAGAAACGCCCCCACGGAGCGACCCCGATGCGCGGTAAAATCGCTGCCGCGAAGGTCAATTTCCGCAACGTGGAAATTGACCTTCGCGACAGCACCGCTCTCCCTCGATGCGGATACACTTATCAAATCGAGGGGCTGAACGACGGCGATGTGCGGTGATGACGATGCGGCGCGTAACGGAAGGCTTGTCAGCCAAAGGAACGCAGGGAACTCGGAGTGCCTACATAGGATTAGAGCAAACAGCAGGTGTCGCGTAGGCACGGAGCGACAGGCACTTTGTCGTGGGCTTGCACTAAGACAATGTGCCGACCTGACCTTGCCCTAAGCCGTAGGCAAACTCGGAGTGAGTGAAGTGGTTGGCCGACAGCTGGAGTGGAGTCAGTGCATCGGCGCACCGTGCATCGGGGCCTGGGGCGGGCATAGCGTCGCAGACGATGAATGAATGGAACGTGCCGGGGGCTTGTAATGTAGGCGGCTTCTTCCTCTGTGGGTGGGAGGAACGTGGCTGACAGTATGGCATCCGTGCGATTGGAGGAAGAAACGAAGCAGACCGGCATCGACGGCTCGGAATAGCAAGCGGAGGCATCGGGTTGACAGCGGAACGGAAGCGAGCCGACACCGAAGGCACAGCCGGAGGTGTCGGTGTTAGCGAGAGTGCAGCCGTCAAAGAGAGTTTATGACCGCAGGTGCAGACATACGCGCCCGGCACCGTGACGCAGGAGCGGTGTCGGGAAAAAGCGGATGGCAAGCCGGAGGTCGTAATCTCTCGACCCGAAGGACGCAGCGGTTTTTAGCCGAAGTGGAGAGCATTGGAACCTCGGCCAAAAATGCTCGGAGTCGGCGATGACTGGGGATGCGAGCGACTGAGGGAATGAGCGGTCAAATGCCATTGCATAAGCCACGTTCCGGGTGGGGTCGATAATGTAAGCCGCCTACATTCCTGCCTTCGGCGACAAATCCACGCTGCCCGACAGGGCGAGAAATGAGCGAGTGCCACGGGCTAAACTCCGTGCGTTCATCAGTCCTCTTATGGGTGGGAGGATGGTGGCGGATGGCGGCAGTGCGCCGATTGGAGGCCGGAGAGAAGATGCCTGTCCTTCCGAGTCGGAATAGCAAGCGGAGGTTTCGGGGCACACTGAAATGGGAACGGACCCGACACCGTAGGCGTAACCGGAGGTGTCGGGGGAAAGTGGGAATGGAAGTGTGAAGATAGTTTGTAACCGAAGATGCAATGTAGCGCCACGAGCCGTAACAGAGCGAAGGTGTCGCGGAGGCACGGAGCGGCAACCGTAGCGGCGTGGAGGTGTCGTGGAAGAAGCGGAATGGAATTGCAGGGCGCAATCTATCGACCCGGTAACCGCAGCGGTTTTTAGTCGAATGCGGCGCAACGCAGAGCCTCGACCAAAAATGCTCGGACTTGGGAGGATTTAGGTATCAAACAGAGGGTGCAGGGAGGTCTGTATGGCCGACATTAACCGCCAGCCGGGAGGGTCAAAGAAGATGAACGCGATAAACAAAACGAGCTACCCACGCGGGCAAACTCTCCAGTAGAAAAAATGAGCGTGAATTATGAAATATTCTTTGGATATTTATTTACAAGGTGTTTCCCAATCAAGCCTATTGCTCCGGCAATTACCAAATTGGCGGGCGCATCGTAAATATAGAAGATTATACATAACCATGCAATCGCGTATGTTATCTCACAGACATATACAAAAGATAGGATAAACAAAAGAAAATAAATGATTGTTATTGCGCAAAGGAATAATAATGAAAGTGAATACCAAGATTTACCGCTCCATAATTTCCAGACAGGGAATAAAATAATTGCAAAAATTATGACTGGTATGATACAATTAGACAGGACAGCAAACGAATCCGTCGGCTCAAAATTGATAAATCTTGTTACATACCCATAAACGGCCTGAATAATTGCAGTAACAAATGCTACCGCAAGTTGAAATTTCCAAAAGGCTTTTGTCCGTATCTTCATTTGGCAAAGTTACGAAAAATAAGCGACATATCCATTACGGACTTGTCGCTCAAATCAATCTATGAAAAAAACTACTACTCTCGGAGTGGGAAATGGTTAGCGTTTTCGGTAGAAAACGTAGATTAAGCAGCCTATCACAAGAATTGTGATTATGACCGCCGCCGTGCCGTCAGGCGGATTATAAAGGCGCGTCGTGGCGGTGTGTTCTGTCGAAGTCTCGGCGGCTGATTGACGATAAGCCACCGTATCGAGCCGGTTGAAGGCTTCGACGCTGTCCCTATGAACACGCCGCCGGTCAATCACGCGCCCCTTTACAGCCTTGATGCGAATAATCTCCGACTGACAGGCGACGATGTCGCCGATTGAATAAGGCCGCTCGATATTGATTTTCAGGGTATCGAAGCTAAAATCAATATTGCGGATAGCGGAGTCAATCACCGCGATTGTGCGGTGATGTTCCGACCGGGCTATGGAATCGACTGCAAGTGACTTGTCCTGTTGCAGTTCCTTATGGGAGCGGCACGAAGTAATGAGTGCCAGCGCGAGGAGAAATATCATCGTCCGCATAGCTCCGGCTCTTTTTGGACGTTGAACGAAGGGCAGGCTTTGGCGGCGAACTCGTTGTGGCCGTGGACTGTGGCGGCAGGATACTGGCGGCGCAGGTCGGCTACCAGACGGATGAGCGCGGCCCGCTGTGCCGGGGTGCGCGTGTCCTTCGGGGTCTTGCCGTCGGGGGCGCAGCCACCGATGTAGCAGACGCCGATAGAGTTTGCGTTGTGGCCCGAAGTGTGAGCACCGATCTGTTCGACGGGTCGGCCCGGATGAACAGAGCCGTCGCGGTAGATGACGAAGTGATAACCGATGTCGCGCCAGCCGTTGCCTTTCGGTTTCGGAGTGGTATGCCACTGACGTATCTGTTGTACGGTGAAATCCTTGCCCTCAGGCGTAGCCGAGCAATGGATGATGATTTTACTGATTTTCCTCATGGTCGTGGGATTTATATTTGTAATGGTAATCGATACCGAACAAAGCCCCCGCGAAAGTCAGAATCTCGCCGAAGGCGATAAGGACGGAATTATGAATTTCGCCGGGGGGAGGCATGATGAAGCCGGAAATCAGGAGGCCGCAGCCCACCACTATCAGCAGAATTGCGGATAGAAGCTGAATTGTAGGCTTATGTTTGTGGAGATTCATGATTTTGTTGGTTAACGAGTTGTGTATGTGAAGAAAAAGTATTATCTTTGCGTATTGTTAAGTGAAACCAAGCTAATCTGACCGGACACCTCTGAACGAAAGTGAAGCCAAGCTAAGAAAAGTGGATACCTCTGACAGATGCCGGATAGCACCCTCGTAGTTTTTTACTGCGGCTTTCCTGTGCGACGTTTCGATGATAGCAACCCCGTGTGGGCTTTCAGTTGAGAAGTATAAAAGATAGCATCCCCCGGAGCGTCAGCTTCGGGCTTTCTTTTTATTTCCCGAAAGTCCATTTCTCGGTTGCGGGATTGTAGATCAGATAGAACTCGGCGAGCGAGCTTGCAAGATTGGCCGGTGTGATGGCGGCGCGTCCAGGATAAATCGGTTTTGCGAAACCGATTCCGAAGCGCAGCCGTATCATGCGTTCCTTTTTCCTCGATGTCTTCTTTGCGAGGTTGCGGTCGAGCAGATGCACTGAGGAACGACCCCAGCCGAAAGTCCTGTTTCCCTCCTTGTCGGTACTGTGGGACACGAAATACTGGGGCGAACCGGAATATCCCGGCTGCTTTTCCGTGCATAGAAGATTGTGCGGCCCGGTCGAGAACATAACCTGAGTGCCGTTGAGTTTCACGGCATACATCGAGCCGAACACACCCCAGCCTTTCTTTACGGAGCAATACTTCTTGGCGGCCCGCTGTTCAGCGGTAGCGTCCTTGTCCTTGAAAGGATTGCGCTTTCGGACGGGACGGAAGATATATGGCACATATCCGTCAGCGATAAGCTGCTGTGCGCCGAGGACGCGCAGTTGTCCGTTTTGGACTACGCACGAAATCTGGGCTGTGTTATACAGACCTTTCGAGCCTTCCGTCATGCCGAGTTTGGCTTGGATGATGTCGAGAAGTTTCTCGATGTCGGCAACGGCGCGTCTTGCGTTGTTGAGGTCAACTACCTGCTGCGCTTTCATCGCCCCGGCCCGCTCGGTGGTTGCCATATTTATTATTGTGGCGTTCTCGTTTGTCATCTGCTGACCTGTAAGAAGGTCGATGAACGTGTTCGAGAGCCTGACGAAGTTACGGTCAGCCGGGCCTTGCTGCAATTTGCAGACGGCGGTGTGGTCGGTTTTCGAGAGCGTGTTGTACCAGTTGCCGAGGATGGCCTGAGTTTCCGAGGTCCCGGCGGTGGCGAGCAGGTCTGCGATACGTTGCAGGATATAGCCCAACGACTCCGGGGTTATGGAGTCTTTGGCCTGTAATTTGCGGAACTCGGTAATAATTTGAGTGAGCGATTTTGTATCAATAGCCATAACTGATGCTGTTTATACAGCAAAGTTATGGCTATAATAATGCGATGGAAAAGACAGAAAAAGCTCGCCCCTAATGGAGCGAGCAGTCACCTCTATTTCGTCATAGGTATTTCCAGAGCCGACAAGAGTAATGTCTGTAAATATAACAATATATTGAGCTACATTGTTACAGCGCGTCGCATGATGTCGGGGTTGAGGGCGTTGGATATGGCGCGGCAGAACTCCCGGCCGAGGGAGTCGGCATAAAATTCCTGAATGTTCATCACGGAGGCAAAATACTTGCGAGAGAACCACCGCTTGCGGTGGCGGCCATTGGCTTTGCCGATGTCGCCGGGGTTTCCTCGCGGAGTATTGCGCCCTGTGCCATAATCTACGAATAGACCGTAGGTGTTAAATGCCTGTTCGAGAGTAATGTCTATGAACTTGCCGTCGGCGGTCATTGACACACCGACCGTGGAGCGGTAAAGCGCCCCGGTGTCGATGACACCGAGCAGGGCTATTTGCTCGCGCCATATCTTTACCATCGTGGCGTTGAAGGCACGGACGTACTTACGGCGAGCCTCCAACTGCTGATTGTCTGTTCCACTCATTCGTTATTCCACTCTTGGGGGTTGTATCTTAAATCCGTGAAAACATCAACGGCAATCTGGAAATAAGCACCGGCGGCTCCGCTGAAAAAATAGCGGTCAATCTCGTTGAACGATATTCGGGGGTCAAGGTAGATGCAGTTCTGCTCCAGCCTGACCTTTTCAGGGAGAAGCCGCGACATGAATTGTCGGAACAACTCGCGCATTATCTCCATGCACTCGGCGCGGGTCGCCATATCTTCGGCTGCATGGCGCATAGCGAAAAACACCGTTTTGACGCGGCGGGTGCGCGGCGTGTTGTTCAGGTCGGTATAGCCGTCGGCAATATCGCTGACGCAGACGAAAGCGGTTTGAGTCTGCGCCCCGTTGACAGCTTCCTCGAAGCCGTCAAGACCGCTGACGCGGCAGAAGGTAAAGCCTTTTTGCGGGCGAGGCGGTTGGTTGCGCAAAGGTTTTCAAAGAAAGCCGCAGCGTCCCAACGTCCATTCAATTTATTTTCCATTGGTGCTGATTTTGGCGTTCAACTCCTTGTATTCATGCGCCTGGGCGTTTAACTCCGTTAAAGCACGGTGCGTATCGAGGGCGAGGACTTCGGCCTCTTTGGTAACATCGCCTTTGGTGAGCGCACGGATTTGTGCGTTCATAGCGTCCTCGACCGAGGGCGAGGCAGAGCCGAGCAGGTTGCCGCCGGTGGCGGCGTCCGCTATCGGCTGAAAGAAATCCGAATACTTGCGCGAAAGCGAGTCTTTGAGCGAGGCGAACCAGTAGAATATACTGATACGCTCGTATGGCTTGAAGTCTATGGACTTGCCGTAGAGCGTCGCTCCGAGTTCATCGAGGAGCGCATCGTCTTGGGTCTGCAAGTAACCTTGATAGAGGTTATCGCAGATTATGAAGGTCTCAAACGGCACTTCGGAGAAGTCAGCCGGGAGAGCGTGTTGGCGGTTGATTTTGGAGAGCCGGACGGGCGAGGTCGGCAACGAGCCGAGCCAGTCGAGAGCCGGAAGAATTTCGGCGAGTGTCAGCGGCGTAACTTCAAAAAGGATTTTCCCTTTTCTGAGCAGGTACGCACCGGAGTCCTGTTTGCCTATAACCTTAGTCGCGCTCCATCGGAGCAAGCATAAGGTCTTGATTTCATCCGTGGCATACTCTTTGGCGAGAAGCTGATAGACATAGCGTAGCTGTTTATCGGATAATTCGTGCCAGCCCTGCGGCACGTGGAAGTCGATTGTTATTGTCTGCATAGGTATGAGCATTATTGTACCACAAAAGTACGGTAATGCGCCTACCGGGTAAAAGACAACGAAAGCCCCGGATTTCTCCGAGGCTTCCTGTTGTCTGAGGGTCGTTCAATATTCCTGTTCGTGGATATTGATGCTGCAGACGTATTCGAGGCAGTCGCCGAATTTTTCAATTACGAGCATCAGTGCGAATGAGCGGTTGAATGTGAAGATGTTCGACCAGAGGCAGGTCGAGTCGTCGGTGAAATGAATGAAGGCGAAGAACTTTCTTGCTCCGTCGGGGCATTTCTGCGAGTAGTCGGTGAGGTTGGCGAAGTCGCGCTCAACGGGTCGTTTGTCGGGAAGTATCATATCGTATTGATTTAGAGTTATGTGCCGAAGCACTTTTGATTTTACGTGCAAGTAACAGAAACGGCATAGAGACCGATAATGTCAAGGATTGGGTGCGCTTCGGAAGAATGAGAATGGCAACCAACCTGCCTGTCCTTGACATAGGGAGCGCCGTTTCTAACTTCGCACAGGAAAATCAGTGCCTTGTGCCATAACTCCAATACGATATGAGCGACAAATGACCCTGCGACACAGCTTCACCGACTGCCGATTGTCCCGACACCGCTAAAAGAAGTACCCCGAAGCCTTCTTTTCATTGCGGAACACCGGCGGCGCAAACAGCTTCGCGGTTTCCGACTGATGCCATTCGCCGAAAAATTCAGGGTTCAGCCGGATATAGTTCACAATATCCGCGAGCCTACGCGAGTTGAACGACCCCGACCGCAGGTAGCCCACGACCTGCGCTTTTACCTGCCTGACAATCTCACTCCGCTGTTGTGTCAGATCTCCGCGCAGGTTCTCCGAGCGGAGCGCTGACATCAGTTCCGGCGACAGCCATTCTTCCGAGAGGCTTGCTTCGAGGTCAATCAACTGTGGGCGCAGTTCACAATACTTGTCCCATAGTCGTTCTGATTCCCCCGACTGTTGGGTGACAACATCAAGGGTCGGAAACAGCGTGGCTCCGAACCACCGCCCCTGCGGTGAGTCCGGCCAGCCCTTGACGGAGGGGAGATTGTGAAGCAGCTGCGCCAGTGCCTTGTCCCTTTCGGAGAGCAGACCGCCAACGAGCCGGTCGACGCGCATCTTCGATGCCGGGGAAAGGTTTTGAGTGCCGACGATTGCGAAACCGTTGGGCGTAAGCACAAGGTCGAGCTGCGGCACGGCCAGACGGTATGCCTCGACAGCAACGATGTGGGCGGCTTCTGCCGCGACTGCATCGAGCAGTTCTGCCGGAACGAAGTGGTGGCAGAACCATTGCTCTGCCCTTTCAAGGTAGGGAGCGAGTTTGTCAAAGAGCGGGGTTTCGCCTTTGACCTCGCGGATAGAGTTCGGAATATATTTCCGCAACTCGTCATTGCTTGTTATCAGTTTCATTGGATTTGTCGTTTGCGTTGGGGAGTTTCACTTGCTTTGCATCGGTATGCTCGTCGAGCGTTGTAAGTTGGATAAAGGGGATTTCGGGGTGTACTCCCTGCCAGCCGTTAAAGCGGACTATAATACGATGGACGGTAAAGAGCAGGTCGTGATACGGTTTCTGCAATGCCTGGGCGATGGTGTAAAGCTCACGTTTGTCCGAGCCGGAGTTGTTGCTCTGGGCTTTGCCGGGCACTGAACCGACAAGATTACTATGCACACGCATAGTAAAGCATATCATATTGATTGCTTCCTGAATGTCGGTCTCCCAGTCGCCCCCCTCTTTGGAGTCATCAATCTTGTTGATGACAACGTCGTGCTGTTCCTTGCCGTCGGGCGTGACGTAGAAAGTGGAGAACCAGGCTTTGCCGCTGTTCTCCGCGCCGGTGAGAAAATCGAGTATCGATTGTTTCTCACGCACGATGCGCTCCTGCTGCTTTCGGCGGTCTGTGATACCCTCGGCACGAAATATGGACTCCCAGTATTTTGCGCCCACCTCGATATGGTACTTTATCGGAGCGGAATTGCGGAGCTTCGCCTCCTTTGCAATGCCGATGAGCTGCTTGATGTTGTACCACTTGCCGCGAAATAGCGCGGCATAGTAAGGAATTGGGTAGTAAGTGCTATCGACAGTCGGAATACGGCTGACGATGGCGAATTTGCGTGTTTTCGTTTTCTTGGCAAGCCTTTCCTGAAGGTCTTGCCACGGAGCTGACGTATCGAGCAGGTCTATCTCCTCTATGTCGGAGCGCGACGAGATAGCCTTTCGCCAGTTGGCGTAAAGGATTTTGGAGATACGACCGTGGCTGTCAGCCGGGGTGAAGCGACAATAGCAGGCCTCCTTTCTCAACAGACGGACGATGCGCGAGCCGTCCTCGTTGAGAATAAGCACCGACACGGCGAAGCCAAAGTGCTTGAAGTCCTGCGAAATGCCGAGGAAGTAGGCGGCAAGGTCATTGTCGAGGGTGAAGTCCTCGACGTCCCTCTTGACGGCTGCGGAGGCTTCGGCGACGCAGTATTGCAAGCCGGATCCGTAGCAGACCTCGGCGTTGAAGCATTGACAGGTTGCCAATGTTTCGTCCTTCTCGACGAGCGCGAGCAAGTCGAACGGCATCTGATTGTCACCGCCCCACGGGATATAGCTCAGGCTATCGTCTACGATGGTAGGCACGATGTCAACGTCCTCACGGAATACGGAGGACGAATTGACGGTGAACGCGGCGCGGGCTTCATAGCCCGGCAGCGTCTCGACGGAGTTAAAATTGAGTTCGGAAAAAGAAAAGTCCATATCAATGCTGATTTTTCAGCAAAGATATGGACCGTATGAGGTAAGCGAAAAGACGCAGTTATTTCTATACTACATCAGTAGCCTTAAAATGATTTGAATATGTTGACGGATTCCCATTTGGGCTAATTTTTCGCCCAGTTACTTGTATCGTATGAATAAAGCATGATGGGCTTTTTACAGCATCAAAATCATCATCATGTATTGTGTAAATATCATCCACAATATATTTACCCGAAAGAAAAACATTCTTTACTTCTACAATATCACCTTTTTTGAAAGGTATATTGGATTCGATGAAATCATGAGATAATTTGCGTAATTCAGATTTGTATTTTTCTTTGGCAGCTTTGCATCGCCTTAGATATTCGTAGCCGTCCATTTCGTTTGTTCTCTTATTCTGCTTTAGATGTGATTTTACGATGCAAAGTTACGAATAATCTCCGAGGTATCAAAGGAATACTTCAAGGTCGTTGACGCGGAAGATACAGCAGTCGCGGACGCGGCGGCACTCGCCGGAGGAAAGGATTTTTACGTTCCTCCAACCGCCGTAAAAATTGTATCGCAGGGAGATACAATTTCGGAGTTCCAGGATAGAGCCGTCGGATTTCCATACGGAAATATCGACAGGATCGCCGGAGTTGAGCATGGTGCGAGCGGTAGATATGTGTATCGAGCGAGCCATTGGTTACGAATAGACTATGTTATAGGGCGATGTGAATATGCCGGGCGAGGCAGACAGGCGCACTATGGGGCGGTTGTCTGTATATCGCCATGTGAACTTGACCTTGTTAAGTTTCTCGTCGCCGTCCTGTATTTCGCAGGTGGCGTCGGTAATGAGTATCGGGGCGAGAACGAGCGGGTCATAACTGTTTGTCGGGTCCGGCTCGATTCGGAACACATCGTGCGACGAAAAGAGTTGGTCTATCCACGCGGCTTCGTCAGAAGTCAGCGGCCCGGCCTCCACTTCGTATGTCTTAGTCGTAGACTGGTTGTAGAACCGCGAGCTGCCGTTGATAATGGCAAGCGAGCGTTCAACGTCGGTCTTTGCGGTGGTTTCCACCGGCAAAGTGGCCGAGTCCCAGACATTGAAGCAGTTGCGGAAGTAGAACGATTCAAGGTCTGTGAGCGAGTTGTCAACGAAGCAGGTAACAGACCGCTGACCGCAACGGACGGTAAACGACAGCAGCGTAATATTGTCAGGGCGAACGGTGGCGAACCCTGCGGCATCGGCAATTACCGAGGACAACGGCACGTTGATCTGCACGACCCCGGCGGTGGCGGCGGTCTTGCCGGAGTCAATGAAATATGAGTGAATAAATCGGGCTTCCGATTTATTCGTCTGAAAGGTGTGCTGTACCGAATACTCCAGACTCTCCCCGGATTCCGCGTAGAGGAAAAGGGAGAGCGTGGAGCCGGGAGCGACACGGCGCATGGAGAGTGTTGTCAGGAAATTCTCGCGGAGAAACGTCGGAATATCCGTGCAGACCGTGAAGCGGTCGCAGTAAAGGATATGAAGCAGACAGAAGTCAGCCTTGTTGTTGACCGAGTCGGTAAATACCCGCAGGGTAAAGTCGGCGCATGACTGGCCGGACTTATTCATCTCGGACTCTATAAGCGAGCCGAGATCATAGAGCGTTACATAACCGCCGTGGGCGTAGTAACGCTCCGAGAGGATGACGATGCCGCCGGTGGCGGTCAGCGTAACATCGACATATTCCCCCTCGACGGCGACGGTGATTTCACCGACAGCCGAAGAAAGTATGATGCCCTGGGGCTTGTATGTAATCCGGTGTGCCATGCCGCAAAGTTAACTTTGCAGTCTTGGCCCATAAAAGACAGTTAGAAAGCGGTCAACCCCGGAGGGTCAACCGCTGCACGGACAGATTGGAGAAGTCATTTCTCCAGATGGTCGGGACGGAAGTCCGGCGCGTCGGGGTCGATGCCTCGCGCGATGTACTTCGAGCGGAGGGCGTTGTGCGCCTGAATGACTATCTGATTGATGACGCGGAAATGCAGGTCGTCAATCAGCAGAGCCATCTGCTCGCTGTGGCTCGGGTACTGTGAGCCGAAGCCGTAGTTTATTGTTCGTGCTGCATCGAGGATTACTTGCAGCTCCTGTTCGGTAAACTTGTTGTAGTCGATTTCCATTGTTTCGGATATTAGAGGGTGAAACATTCGTGATTGTTGTTGTCGATATGGAAGATGGAGAGCGTGTAATTCTCGCAACCTTTTCGGAACTCGACTTTTATAAAGTCCTCGCCGTCGCGCCAGCAGTAGTAAAGGGCCGTGCGCATCGCGTCAATATCGTTGTCGGCATAGAATTTCCATTTGCCTTGTTTTGTGAAACAGATATATTCGTGCATCGTTGTGAGAATTGGAGGTTTGACATTCGGGAGAGAGAAGCGAGAGGGTTTTAACCCTCCCGCTGAGCCTCGAACTGGAGGCGTTCGTAGATGTTCTGGGAGATAGTCGCTCCGTATCGGGCTTTGAGCAGGTGCATGTAGCGCATGGCGCTTTTGGCCGTCTTGCAGCCGCATCCGACGTTGTCCTTGGGAGCGACGCCCTTGAAGTAGACGTACCAGCGGTTGAACTTGCGCTGAGCCACGATGAGCTTGGGAGTTGTTACCGGAACAGTCTCGACGGCGGGAGCGGCGGTTTGAGCGACTTTCTTTTCTGCGGATTTTTTAGTTTTCTTTGCCATGATCTTGAAGTATTTGGGGTTAATGATGTGAGCCGAGGCTCTTAATTTTTACATTGCAATAATTGGGAGAACTGAGGAAGTGAGCGAAGCAAAAATTTCAAGTAAAATTTTAAGGCACAGCCGGTCAATACTACCTGTAAGGTGGAGATTGATAAAAATTTATGAAGACTTTTCGTGCAAATGAGAGCAGAGGCAAGCTCGCTTGACTATGCCGAGTGCAGCCGAAAAGGGGCGTTAGCCAAATCCGTCAGGTATATTTTGCGTTGAACGGTCAGTCCTACCTTTGCTAATGGAAAAATAGACCTCGGTTCACGTCCCCGAATACGGAAAAGGCAAATAGAAAACTAACCGCAGAAATATCGCTCAACCCGCCCCGCCGGAGAGACCCGACAATGACTCCGCACTCGTCGCGGATGCAAGTCCTTTGCAGGTACGTTCAAGGTCGGGGCAAGGACTGTCGAGATGCGGATGAGGCCGGAAGCGGTGCTGTATGTGCTTGCGCCCGATGCGGAGCAGCCCCCGGAACTCCGAACGCCCCGGATTCAAGGCAGGCGGCGGCGGTGTCCGTCGCTCCCAGAGGTCAGACCTTCCTAACAACGATGCACACCTGCCAACACAAAACGGCAAATGGGACTTGCCGACGGCTGATGCGATGTGCCCGGTTTTATTGACGGCGCGGTAATGGCGAGAATAAAGGTCGAGTTACGAAATGCGGAATGCGCTCGCGTCTTACCGACAACGGCAATCACGTTTCACCCTCCCGAAGCAATGGTAATCGCTCAAACAAACCGAACAAGAGCGGCAACCTTGATGCGGAGCGGTCAGCTCGGATGGCCGACTAATCGACGAAGTCGCTTTGCTTGCAAAGAGCCACCTGCCCGCAGCACAACGATTGCGTAGGGTCTGACCGCCCAATCCCCGGCTCAGAGGCGGTGCCGGAGAGCCGGTAGGCAAATGATAGCGGAGACAACGGCGACAGATGAACAGAGCGAAAGGCTGCCCCGGCGGACAGCCGACCCTTTGAGGGAGATGATTTAGAAACCTGCGAAGCAGCCCTGAACCATCGTGTAATCGACGTTGTCGTACTGGGATGCTGCGATTTCCTGTGCTTCCTCTGCGCTTCGGGCTTTGACTTCTTCAGTGTAGCTGTCGCCGTCGAAAGTGATTACTTCTACCGAGAAGTATTTGAGCTTGCGGTTGGAGTTGAGAGAGCTGTCGAATATGTTCATTACGTGGGTCATGATTTTGAAGTTTTAGAGGGTTTTTACTGTGCGCCGGGGCGCGTTTGATTTTTACACCGCAGAATATGCGGCTGATAATCAGTGCTGACAGGCACGTTAGCCGACAAGGGTTTGATGAAAAGGCGTAGCCCGGAGAATACTCTTTTTCATAGGCACGACGGAAAAAGGAAGATTTTTTAATCAAATTTACCTGCCCTTTTCGAGCGTAGATAAAGACGCTAACTTCGCGGGTGTGAAATATCAGATGCGCTTAGGTGCGTTCAATCAGTTAATTCCTCTTGAACGGCTCGGCAAAAATATGACCTATACGTTACAACTTCGGCGGTTCTCCCAAACGCAAATCAAATGCGTATCAAACACAGTGTAATCACTCACGGCAAAAGCGACAATCAGAAAATGTGAAGCCCCGCAGACGAGGTGCAGAAACAAGAAATCGCCCCGATGTGAGGCGATGCAACAAATGGGTCAAGGTCGTAGAGTTCCTAAATCCCTCAAAGGGCATAATGAACGGTAAAAGTCCTTATCAGGCGAAAGTTCGCCACTCCCGGAGCGACAAGTCCATATAAAACAAAACCCCTCGGAGGTGTCCGAAGGGTTGTAACGAGTTAGCGATTGAAGCCGGACGGTCAAGACCATAGGCTTGATTTTACGAAAGCGCGGCAGCGGTGCCGCAACGCCATAGAGATTATAATTTTACCCATTCACCTGTTTTTAGATAATTCTCCAGCAAGCTATAAAAATAAGGTTCTATTTCTACATAGAAACCTTCGGGAATATCCATTTTATTCAGCAAGCTTAATTCTTGGTAATATTGTCTATGGAATCGATAAGATTGTATGCGATTATATAAATGCCAATATAATTCATTCCCTTTGTAATCATCCCGGTCTGGTTTCTCTACAAAACGCATGAATTTATTATTATCATGAATAGGGCATGTTAAGAAATATGAGGCCTTCTCTATTTTATCCTTCTTAAAATGTCCCACATATTGCCAAATCAAAGATGCGTGTTTTAACTCACGTTCACGATGCTGTTGCTCTTGCCAAAGATTAGCTTGCTTTTGTTGCTCTAAGTCGCGTTTCTTTTTCTTAACAGTGGCAATGCGTTTGGTGATTTTAATATAGCACGCCATTATCATAGTTAACAGAATTATTAAAGAAAAGAAGATAGCAATTAACAAGAACCAGAATGAGTTGGATAATACAAACCCAATCCATGCCACGACGCAGAATGAAAACAAATAAATCCAATGGTTGTTCCCCACTATTTTACTAAGGAACTCCCAAGCAGCTAAAACGGCATCTTTAATTTCGCTCATGAGCTGAGGATTTCAGATTTGAACGATGGTAATTTATTTGTCCTTGACAGGACGGACACTTGCGCCCCAGGCGCCACAAGCACCCCAATTAAGGGTTGCGCTAAATCCGAAGAACATCATATTAACAGGGCTGCCGAATTTGCTAAGAGTTCCAGCCCAACATTCGCCCATCTCTCCCGCTCTATACGTGCTGACTCCTTTACGACTACCGGCAAATGGGAAGAAGATTGAGTTTTCATTTGGACCAGTTACCGTACAGCCTCTTACTCCATCAACTGTCGTTTCTCTCCACCTGCACTTTTCTGAGAGTTCTTTTAGTTCTTGAGCTGTTGGCATTCTCCAGCTTTCTCCCCAGTTGACGGTTGCCACATCATATTTAGTGCCAACAATATTGTCTTTGGGATAGTCAGCCTCATCCTCAGACCATTTATCCCCGGTCGGGTCGCCATAACCAAATAGTTTGCCATATTCCGCAGGTTTCGATGCACCGACATTCATATTTGACCAAAGGACAGATAGGCCGAGGTCAACTGCCTGTCCAGGATTAGCAGAAAAGGATTGAGTCTCATTGAAAGAATTATGAACATAGCAGTTCCCGATTCCAGAAATATATTCCTTTGAAAATGCTCCATTTTCGGCAAACTCGAAATATTCCTCCTCATTGTTTTTGGCTTCTCGAAGGTATGCCAGCATTTTAGGAGAATCGGGATATAGGAGTTTAATCGTCCTTGACATATCAACGCAGCCACCCCAGCCGAAAGGCGAGTCTATTATGGGAAAGGTATCAACTAAGAGACATTTCCCGTATTGATCAGAGTCAATACTTTTGATGGATTGAATATCTACTATCATCGTTATCTAACTTTTAAAGCCGAATGATTTAGGAAAGAAAATTACCATAAACTGGGATGGATGCGTTTCAAAGTATCTGTCAATGGCGTTGTCTATAAGAGCCATAACAGGGAACCAGAATGTATTCTTTACTTCAATCTCCATAGTCGAAAATATTAATGTGCAAAGTTACGAAAACAACCACAAATAGGCATAATATCAGCTGCTAAATATCTTGGCAAATCATTCTCAATATGAGAATACTTTCAAAATGAGAATGATTTATAGGGTAGTTATGCCTAATTTTGCCGTCAAAATGAGAATATGAAAACCGAATACCAATCAAGGATAATCGATAAGCTGCGAAGATTGAGAGAAGAACAGAACCATTCTCAAGCTTCAGTTGCAAGATTACTCGGGATAAGCCCCGGGCAATTAGGTAATATCGAAAGTTTTAAGCGAGGTCATAAATATACCTTAAGGCAGATTTATACTCTTGCAAATTTATTTAATGTTCCGATTGAACTGGTTTTTTCAGAAGAAGAAAAAATTAAGACAGGTGATGTAAACGCTGTAATCAGACAAATCATAAAGTACCAAGATGATAAAGAAGAAAATCAAAAATGAAGAAGTCGCAGCTCTCTCAAATGCGACTATATATAACTTCCCTAAGTATACAACGATGATTGTGAACTTGGTGAATGGCACAGCTCAAGCTACTCGTCCTAAAGTTGTAGGGCAAATGTCAGATTTAATCCAAGAGTTTGATGGCAAAACTTTGGATGAATGGATAGAGTGGTATTCTGCTAAAATGCCCAATGCCATTAACGAAGCCACCGCAAAGATTTCAGCCTTAATGGTCGAAATTAAGAAAGCAATGTACTTGATCGATGACGAGTTAATAGAGAATTGGGTAAAGGACTTAGTCTATACCAAGACATTCTGCGGCCTTAAAGTTCAACAGGCGATTATAAGTTATATCGCAGGCATCTACGGCAAAGAATGGCGTTTAGCTGATAAAAGAGAAGAATCCAAAGGAATTGATGGCTTTATTGGAGAGACACCTATACAGATAAAAGCAGATACATACAAACAAAAAGGACAGTTAAATGAAGTCATCGATGTTCCCATAGTCTATTATGAGAAGAAAAAGGATGGACTCAATATAGAATTTAACCCGTTAGATTTTGAAAAATGACAGACGAGTTCAAAGTTGGAATTGATGCAGACTTATTCCGAAGCACAAACGATGCATGGAATAAGTTAATGCTAAATGATCCTTGGTCGGTAGGATACGTAACCTCCCTTATTGAGAGCAAACAATGGAAATCGAAAGAGGAGTGGGAATGTTTCTATTATACATCGGGAGAAGAACGAAACGAAAGAGCAGGTAGCAACTATGATGTAATTGAGAATTTCCAGTTAGTTAAGACAAACAAGGCTGTGCTATATAGGCTTTCATGGGATATTAAAAATCTCAATTATCAATATGGTAGAACTAAAGAGGAGTTGATGCAACGCGCAAAGGTATTGTATCAATATATGCACACCCAATTAGATTCTCAAATAACAATAGAGCAATGTTTTGAATGTGTTAGATTCAGAACCATCTGCGAAACATGGAATGGTGTAATTATAAGAGAAGCAAATACAGTGCAACGTTTACAGTATTTGTTCGGTAATAATGTAAGTATTAATAAGACGGAAGGTGAAATCGACCATACATATGCAGTAGATTATGAGGTATATGTTGGTAACATCTTAAAATTTGGCATACAAATAAAGCCCAAATCCTATTTTGGGAATGCCCCATATTTGCAACGAGCAAGATATGCTAATCAACAAAAATTTATGGCATACAAAAATAAAACTGGATGTCCTGTTTTCACAGTAACATCAAAGACTTCCGGTGAAATCCAAAATTTGGATGTCGTTACTGAAATGAAAAAATACCTGATTTAATGGTTAATTCCCCATTTGCAGGTGTTTCTTCATAACAGCATACAATGTCATCGCTTCGATTATCGCATTTCACAGACATAAGATAGTGAAATGCGATTTCTTGTTCTTGTTTTGTCATTACGCGACAATTTGACATGACGTTATTGTATTTAACTTCTTTCCCTTCTGAGATTCTATGTTCCACAAAATCTTGATGAGCTAATAATCTATTAAATATAATTTGATTAAGTGAATCAATAGATGCCGTGGTAAGATTTTTTAAGATAGCATCTCTTAATAAAGGGTCAATTTCAACGCCAACGCTATTTCTGCCAGCTATCATTGCTGCAATAGATGTCGTTCCCAATCCCAAGAAGGGATCTAAGATAGTATCACCCTCTTGTGAATACATTGAAATTAGTCGATAAGGAATCATAAGAGGGTATGACGCATTACGTTCTCTTGTGACGGAGTTTGCTATGTTTTGTTTAACACCTTTTAAATCCCATAAATCGGAAAACCACTGATTCCGTTCTTCCCAAAAGAACGCACTATTTCTTCTCTTAGATTTTTCTATTTCCGATTTGTAAGGCCGTTTTTCACCTTTTCTAAAAACTAATATCCACTCATGTTCCAACGTAACATAAGCTCCGTTAGGAAGCATACCACTTCCCATAAATTTATTTGGAGCATTAGTAACCTTACGCCAAATAATATTTGGTAAATTAGTTAAACCGAGACCGACGCAACTTTGAATTATTCTGCTATGATTAGGATACAACGAGAACGATTTATTAATTGTTCTTGTTGCGTCACCAATATTAATACACATAAAGCCTCCTTCCTTTAACACTCTAAAGCATTCGGCCCAAACTTTATCAAGTTCTTTGTGCATTAACTCAAATGCAACAGATGGAGCATTTACAAGTGCGTTTTCTATATCTGGATTAAGAGAACACATAATGTTATCCCACATCTCAATCATAGGATAAGGTGGTGACGTAACAATTAAATCAATACTCTCATTACCGAGGCATTGCATATTTTGTGAATTGGATATGTATATTTTGTGTCTCGTTTCCATATAGACATTCTCATTTTGAGTGCAAAGTTACTTAGAATAGTTGAAACTGGCAACTATTGATACTGAAATTTTATAGGACTCAGCCTTAACGCCGAAATATCGAAAGGATACAACGTCTTTACGATGGAGCTTCGTCGTTCACGCTGCTACAAAATTCCCGTTGTCGACATGCCGAAGCTGTAGTGGAACGGAAATTTCTCCGCGCCGATGTAGAGGGTATCGAAAGCATCGGTTCCGTCTGTGCGGTGTTCGAGCAGGTCTTCTTCGGACTCGGCGAGTTTCTCGCCGGACTTGTCCTTGTGGAAGCCGTTGCGGCCACGGCTGACACCTGCGGATTGGACGGCGAGAATTAAGTCTTCGTTATTCGAGCGGTTGAAGAACGGCATCAGCCTTTGCTTTCCGGCGAAGGCGTTGTTGATGAGAAGATACTTCTCGTCGTGGTGCATCGGATTTCCGAGGTACACCGACTCAACGCGCCAGCCGTGCCGCTCGAACTCCTTGACTACATTATAATGGAAGTCCTGGTCGTTGACGGCATAGTTCGAGCCGAGGGCGGTAGCATCGTAATAATAGACAACCGTCTTGTTGCGATGCTCGGCATAGTAACGGCAGAAGTCCTCGACGAGAGCCGGTATCTTACGCTCGAACTTGACGTAGAAGGACTTGATAACATTGAGGCGGCGGTCGCGCGGCTGACCGGCCACAATCCAGTTGATGTTGGCGTTATAGTCCATGCCGATGCAGATGGGCGCGTCGGGGTCAACGTCCTTGTCGGCGCGGGAGTCGAGCGTCGAGAAGTCATAATCGTAGCCGAGAGTATCGAGGTACTGATTATCGTTGGCGTCGTACTTGTGCCCCTCGCGCATGGAGGAATAGAAACCGTCCTTTGCAATTCCGATCCTCTGACAAAGGATAGAGGTTTGGAAGGTCAAAGGTGTAAGGTCGCGCTTCATCTGCTTGATGTAGTTCTCGCCGAGAAGCTGCAAGTTCTCAATCGAGGAATACTCGCGGTAGTAGACCGCGACGGAGCGCATCTTATTGAGGTCGCGGTCGAGGCGACGCAGGTAGCCTTTCAGATATGGAGGCACCGGCTTCCCCGAAGCGTTCAGGGCGCGGATGCGCTCTTTGGTGCGCCATATCTCGTAGACCGTGGCCTCGATGGTTGCTATCAGCTCCGGGTCCATCTTGTCGCGGTAGTGGAGGAACCAACTGCCCTTTTGGGTCTGCGGCATATCGCTCAATATCATAATTGAGTGATTGAAGGAGTGCTTTCCAAAGTACGACTTAATGCCGCCGTTGGCAGGTAGTGTTTCGTCCTTAAGTTTGGCGTAGTCGATAAACTTGGCCTCGTCGACAAGCAGCCACGAGAGCGTTAGCGAGTTGGAGCTGCCGGGGCGGTCCTGGCTGATGATTACAGCCACAGAGCCGTTGTAGAAAGATATGACGTGTTCATAATCTTTCGGGTCGATGATTGGTTGCCGGAAGGACTTCGGCGGCTTCCTCCCCACCACATAGTGTATGCCCTCGATAAAGCCCCAACGCTTCCAAGCGGCAAGCAAGCCGGGGATTGTGTTCGTCAATCCGTGCTTGAAGGTTGGTACCACGATGCCGCCGGTTGAGCCTGGCATACGCTGCATATTGCGAAGAACAAACGGAGCAGCGATGCTGTCCGTCTTGCCGGTTCGTCGCCCAGCTACGATAACGGTAGTGTTCGCGCCGATAAGCTGCGTGAGGCGTTGGGGCTTGTTAAAGTAAACTTTCTTCTCGGCCATCGGTTTATATTAAAAAGATTTAACTATGGCAAGCATACTACTTTGGATTGGAATTGCCTTAACTGTAATAGGTTGGATTGCTCTTGCTTGGCAAGCGGCAAAAAGAATGGCAGTCAAAGATGAATTGGAACGATTCCCTGATAGAAAAAATGTAATGCAACTGCGCCGCAATTATTGTTGGTTAACAATTATTGCGGGAGTCGTCTTCATCTTGATTGCGGTAATTATCTGATTTATCAGTGAAAAGAGTATCAAGTTCAAGGTCCACTTCCTCGAACTCGACATCCTCAATGTCGATGGTTTCGGCCCGGTACTTCTCAATCATGGCCGAGATTTTCTCGGCGATGTTGGGAATCGGCTCGATGCCGAGGACACGCGGATCATCGGTAGCCGTGAACGGCTGCACGAGGATTTGGTCGAGCGGTATTGCCTGTTCATCTTCGAGGTCAACGCGGTTGAGCTTGCCGTAGGCAGTGGCGGCGCGTTCCATCGTCTTGCTGTCTTTGCGCTTCTCAGCCATCTTGTAAGTGGCGATAAGCATTTCATTGGTGCGCCAACGGTGAAAGTCGCGTGATGCGGTGCCGAGCATCGGCAGCAGCGACTTTACTACGGTCAAATCCGAATAAGCGGTAGTCTTATGGATGCCGTGGCGTTGGCACACCTCGGCGACAAACTCGCGGTCTGTGCCGTCGGGATTGGCGATGAACCAGTTATACATCTCGCGCACACGCAAGACTTTCTCGACCATCTGGCCGGGATAACGCTCGCGCAATTCTACCTCTTTGGTAAAGAGTTCGGCGCGGCAAACTTCGATAGCGTTGGGATATGACATAACAACGGCTTATGTACCGCGAAGATACATAAGCCGTTCTATGCTGTAAAAGACAAGGTTGTTTACTCCGTTGAATTTATCTTATCTAAAGGAAAAGGAAAAATTATAGGAATGTCATACACTCCTTTTTAGGGGTTCGATTCATTTGCTTTCATCGCCTCTTATAAATATTACGCCCGGCTCTTTGAATGTTATCGGGAGGAAAAGATGGATGTTTTTCTTTTGGGGAGTATAGTATTTAACGCGGAATTTGGGCAACGCATTCACAAGCCTTAGTGCCTCTTGGTTGACAGCTTCGTTTTTGCTCGGATGTCTAATAATCTTCGCGTTGCTGATTGAGCCGTCAGGATGAACAGTAAAACTAACAAATACTCTTTCACTGCCCTTGAATCCTTCAGGAATACGGATATTTTCATTAATCCATTCTTTGAGTTTTCCGTTGCCTCCGGGAAACTCGCAGCGAGGGTCATCACAAACCCAAATTTCTCGCGCAGCCGCTTTTATTTGTGCGAGAGTTTCGGGCGATACTGTCAGAAAAAGGGATCGATTTCCATACTCGTCGTTTTTTACCTCCGCCTTTTGAATGGAGTCGGCTTGCACCATATCAGGGGATGCTCCCCGAATCCATTCATTATTGAAATAAAAGAATTCGCTTTTGGTGTCCTGTAGGGTAAGAGGAAATTGAATTTCACGGACAATAGTGTCGTTCACGCAGTAATTTTGTGCGAACGCTATGCACGACTGAACGATAATCAAGGTAATTAAAAATATTTTTTTCATATAGTTTGAGGCTATTATTTACTAAATTGTCGTGGATTGGTCGAATCCTTTCCGACCGCAAAGTTAGCAAGGGTAAATGGATTTGGTCTTAACAAATGTATAGACCGCCTTATTTTTTGATGTTCGTGTTTGATTTTTTTGCCAATTCTCGTCTGATTCGGCTGAGATGGTTGGGAGTAATCAACAGAAAAGAGGATAAATCTTTCAATGTAACAGTCTCGACAATTTTGGGATATTGTTCACACAATTCTACATAACGCTGACGTGGCGACTTGCGGTAGAGATTTAGCAACCGCAAGAATACCATGTTGAACAGTGCTTTATATTCGTCGAGCAGAGAAGGGGAAAGAGATTCCTTGAAAGTGTTTAACGGAACTCGCATTATCTCGCAATCAACGCCCGCGATAATTGAGAATTGAGAGGTTTCTCCATGTAAAGATGAATGGAAATCTGTAATGAATTGATCCGGGAAAGCGAAATTAACCACTGCCTCGTCTCCCGAATCATTTAGAGTCGCTACTTTGAAATAGCCAGACACTACAAGGGCCGCATATCGTGCGATTGTACCTTGCTGTACAAATCGCTCTCCTTTTTTATAATGGCACAGAGTTCCATTTTCACGGCAAAAATCAACAGCTGCCGTGAGATCTAAAAAATCTATATATGAGTTGAACTGTGTCATAAGGAATTACAAAGTTAGCAAAATTTCTGCTATTCATCATCTTCCATATCCAATAAATTGCGGTGGGCGTTCTCGATAGCGAGCGGCGAGCCGACCTGAGCAAGCATCATTTCCTGAGAATGGAGCTTGACCTTAGAAGCGGCTTTGCCACGGCGGTAAGCTTTGCTAACGTCGGTGCCTCGGTCGGCGATGTCGGCACGAAGCACATCAGCCTGAATATCGAGTATCACGGCGATGTCGGAAATTTTGAGGTAGATTGAGGCATACTTTTCAATCTGCTGCAATTCGGTCTCGGAATAAGTCATGGAGTGGTACGCTGTGATTGGTTATTAAATCGTTGACCTGCTCGTGGAGCCGGTCGAAGATTGCTTTATCGGTGGAGATAAACGCCGACTCGTGGCGGTTGCCACGGGTCAAGTTCTGTGAGGTAATGACCGAAACAGTATCTCCGACCTCGGATTTCACCAACAAAATCTTGCTGTGGTTATCGGCAAGATAGGTGCGCTCGATAACTTGGGTGATAAACGCCCACAGTTTGAGCGTCTTGTTGGTAGCCTTGTGGTCGAGCACAAGGTTAATCCGGCTCACGCGCTTATCCTTTGTGATGAAGAATAAGCGTCGAAGAAATTCCTCCGAGATTGAAAACGATGTTTGCCAAATCTCGGCGATACCAACCTGTTCGAGAATCCATTCGAGAATGTCGGCGACTTGAACCGCATTGCTCAAATAAGCCTGAAAAGGATTATCGGCAAGCGGTTTGAGAATTTCGGAGATAGAAGCGGAGCGTTTCATTTCTTCTTGGCTTTGCTACCGAGGGCGGAGCGTTTGGCTTTTGCCGATCGCGAGGGAACGGCATCGGGGGCGGTAGCAACAAAGTGGTCGTAAGCCTCCCAGTTGGAGTGTAACTTCTTGTCGAGCGATATAAGTTCTTTGAGGAACGGATAACGCTCGCTGTCAGGGCAGGTAGCATTTTCAAGCGAGAGCGAGCGGAGGCGCAGATGCAGCTCGCGCATACGTTGTAGGAGCGAAAGATTCTCAACGTACTTCGCCTTGATTTCGTCCGGGAGTGAATCGTGGTCGGCACGTTTGCCCTTTTGGGTATTTTCGTCGGCGACTGCCGCGAGCGGAATGTGCTCTGCCACGATTTGCTCGACCTGCTTCTCCATCTCTTGCACCTGTGCATGAGTGAGGGCTTGAACGCGGAAGTTGTAATACTTTTGAAGTTGGTACTCGATAACATCGTGGCGTTTATCGAGGGCGGCGACAATATTCTTGTAGAGAATTTGGTTGCCGGACAGCTTCAAAAGGTAAAGAGCGCCGGTTGAATAATCGCGCTCTGCTTCGGGCGTTTCAAGCCACAGTCGTATTTGTTCGGTAAATTTGTGGTCCATAAGAGCGTAAGCTGTTTGGTTTCCACAAAATTACTTACCTAATCATAGCAGATAAAAGACGGGAAATGTGTATCTTTGCAGATAATGAACAACACCATACATAAATATATTAGCACAGTATTCGTACTATTCCTAACCGCACTTATTTGTAGCGGCCAGTCCTTTGTTGACAAATATCCCAAGCTGACGAAGAAGAATTTGCCTGAATTTTTCTCGGATTGGGAAGCGTACTCGGATAGTATAAGCTCCAATATAACTATAAGCAGTCCGCTTGATAGTCTTATATACGAAAGAAATCTCTTTACTTATGCCGCAATAGCCTTACAAAGCCCTCGACCACGTTATATAGTGTATCCCAAAGCCATAGAAGTGTTAACTTATAAAGAGTTAGGAGATACGACAAATAACAGCACCTCTTTTGGACTTCTAATGAGCATACCGTATGCAATGCAAGAATATACCAAACAGATGGTTGACACAAAGATACCTGACGGTGCCCTGTATATGACAAATAGCATTTCAAAAAAATTAGATGCTTTCTTATATGTGGGGAAGTTTCGAAAAAAGAAGGAGAGGGAAAAACGATTAAAGGAATTGAGAAAATATATATCGGTATCGTATGGGATTTTCAATACACATCCTTATTGCGATTACCCTTTAATTCTTAATATTGGTGTGGCTTCTGACATCATTGTATTTCAGTTGGCATTAGATTCCAACGAAGCCACGGAGATTTGGTATAGAAAAGAAAATGGCCGCATTATTGAACTTCACAATAATAGAGGGAAGTTGATTATATACGATTGATTACAATTTGTTGTTTATTCCTGTGAAAAACACGAGGTTTTTGCCGAGTGGCATCAGCAGCTCGCGCATCGAGTTCATCGTGGCACCCGACGTAACAAAATCGTCGAATACGATAATGTTGCGCTCGGTTGGCGGTTCTTTTCCAAAGGTAAAGACAGCCCCGACACGATGCTTCGAGTGGCACTCGGCAACGTCTTCGTAGAACGGTATGCCGAGCAGGTCGGCGAGGCGAGCGGAAATGAGCGAGGCGAAGTTTCGCTCCTTGTGGCGACGCTTGGGCGAGGTAACGATGCACCAGTCGCCGGAAGCGAGAGAATGACCGAGAATTTGCCGGATAAGGGTGTTCATGCCCTCGGCAAACTTCTCGACCATATCGGGGTCGCTCTTAATGTCGGTCAGCGTCCGGCCATAGAGCGACTTTTTCCAGAGAGATATGATGCCGAACTGCGGATTGCGGTATGAAATTCGCACCTTGTTAGGGGCGAAGTCGCAACGAGCCTCCGCTTGTTGCACGTCTTTCCATGCCGCCCGCTTTTTCTCGGCGAAAAGGTCTTTGCTTTGAGCCGAGGGTGTAAAAGAAGCGTCGAGGTCGGGGGCTTCCAACGAAGGCACTTCGATGTCGTTCAACACGTCGTCCAACGCTATCGCCCCTTTCCTGACGCTTCTCTTTATCATAGCGCGTGAAGATTACGCGGCTTTGCCGGAGCAGTCGATGTCGCCGTCCTCGGTTTCAAGCGTACCGACAAAGAAGGGCGCGGGCACTTCGTCGGTAGCCTCGACGTTGATAGTAGTCGAGGTAGTGCCGGTGGCACCTTGACCGAGGTCCTGGGCGACGGTAGCCTTTGTAGTCCACTTGTCGTTGCCGAGCACACGAAAGTTGCCTTTCATATCCTCGACGATGAACACATTGTCGGTGTTGTTGATGTAGGCTGCCGCAGCAGAAGCCTCTGCGCCCACTCCGGGGTGAACGGCAACGAGCTTATTAAGCTGCGTCTGCGAAGGCAGCTCGCCCTGTGCCTCCGACGTAAGCTGTGACTTGTCGGGCAGAATGTCGATATACTTCCACTTGGCATCAGCGGCAAGAGTGTAGTCGCCTGTCAGGATAGCCGAGGTAGCGCGTCCGAGTTCATCGCGAGGGAGCTGCGGATAGCCGAGGATAAACGACTTGGCAAGGAAGTAAATGCGACGCTTCACGCCTGGAAGCTCCGGGGTACCCTGACACCAGCCGAGGGATTTCTGAATAGAGTTACATTTGACAGCCATAGTGAAGCGGGATTAGACGGTTATTTCGATAGTCTTGAAGCGGCGTTTGTCGATGGTCTCGAACTGAACGCCGAAGAACATAGTGGCGATGTATGAAAGGATAAAGGGCGCGAACTCCTTGATCATCACATTTTCGACATCGCCCATCTGGTCGTAGCCCACGAGCATATTGCTCTTGGTGGATACGTGCATGAACTTCGACCCCGCCTTGTTGTAGAGGGGGCAGAATTTCAACTTGCCGTTGGAGCCTTCCACGGCACCCTGTCCGTACTGGGTGTTGTAAGGGATGCCGCCGTGTGTGAGCAAGTAGCCTTCGTTGTACTTGTCGACGAAGTCCTGCGAGCAGTAGAGATAGAGGTCCTGGGCGCGGAGGCGCGGGTCGAGCGAAAAGAGGATTTCTTTGGCGATGTCTACGGCGTTAGCCGCAGTAATCGCGTCGGTGAACTTCATGTAGTTGCCTTCCTCGGCTGCGATAGCACCTGCGGCGATTTCCTTGTCGGTAATCGTGTCGAAGCCGTCGAACAGGTCGGCGGTGGTGTCACCGGCGGCGTTGCGTCTGCCGTTCCATACCGCATCGTTCAGATGCTCGGAGAGGTTCTTGGCGATACGTGCGAGGACGTGTCGGGCAGTCGGCGTAGTCATCTGACCATCGCCCTTTGTGGCACCTGTGCCTAAGAGGGTAGAGATTGCCGAGTTAGGCTCGAAGTTGGCGACAACGGAGCCAAAATAGGTTTCGAGGTCGCGGAATTCGATGCCGAGGTTGTAGTCCACGGCACGTTGGGGATTGTAGGGAGCGAACTGTGCGTCGCCTGTGAGGTTGCCGACGCGCTCCTTGTATCGGATGCCGGGGCGCCCCGTCATATACTGGAGCGTGTCGCCGATACCGATAATGGGGAGCATAAGGAGGTCGGCGCGATACTTCACGGCGGCTTCCTGATACTCCTTGAGGGAGAATGTAAATTTACCTGCCATTGCGATATGGGGTTAAGGGTTAGACTTCGTTGTAAAGGGCGCGGGCAGAATTGTAGGTATCTACGAACTGCTCGACATAGTTCTTGGGAGCGGGTTCACCGCCGGGCTTGTTGTCCTCGACAACCTGCCTGGTAGGCTCGGCGGGCTGCTTGTCGAGCTTCGCCTGAAGGTCGGCGATTGTCTGCTTCTGCTCGTTGCATAGGCGGTCTTTCTCGGCGAGCGCGTCTTCTATGGCGTCGAGCTGCGCCACTGTAACCGACGCTGTACCGTCTTTCACGGTCAGCGGTTTGTCGGCGAGGATAGCCGACAAGAAGGTGTAAGTCTTGATCATTGCGGTGGTGATGGGATTGGTTGACGGTTTGAAAAATGAGGTAAGCGCAGCGATGAATTTGGCAAACGCGCTCTCCTTGTCGGCTTCTGAGATAGGGATATTCGGTATCGGCATACCCTCCGAAGCCATAGCGGAAGCGAGGGCATCGGTGAGTTTCGGAGCCGGTTCATCGGCAAGGTCTGTGATTTCATCGACAAAGCCCCAGTCGAGGGCTTCTTTTGCCGTGAGCCAGCCTCCGGCTTTCATCAGGGCGAGAAGGTCTTCCGTCTTGCGCTTGCAGCGCGAGGCGTAGAGTTGGGCGCAGTTCAGGTCGAGCTTGTCGAGGTCGGCCTTGATTTTCTCGCAGTCGGCGATAAGCGTAGCGAACTGAGCCGAATTGAGGCTGCCCCACTCGAAGAAAGCCATCGAGCACTGATGTACCAGATACATAGCCCCGGCGTCAATGGAGATGTGAGCCGCGCCGAGCGAAGCGATGGTTGCGGCGGAAGCATTGAGGCCCACGAAATGCACATTGACGTTGCCGTGGTTGCGGAAGGCTGCGGAGATAGAGAGGCCGGTGGCGAGTGACCCGCCGAGGCTGTCGATAAGGACGTTGACCTGCTTTCCCTCGTTCTTGGCGAGTTCGCGGTCAACGGTCGAGCGGTCGAAGTCGTAGCCTCCGACGTAACCTTTGAGCGAGATATTGTATGCGGTCTTTGACATAGAAAATCAATTTTGCTACGTCAAAATTACCGCTATATATAAGGAGGCGAAAAGACAAAGACAGAGCCGCCCCGGAGGGCGACCCTGTAAGGAGAGAGGGAGGATTGGGGTCAGATGCGGCGGAACACGTGATTGTTGGCGCCCATGTTGTAGTCCCACATGAACAGGTCGCGTCCGAAGGCTTCATAGTCGAAATAGCGCGAGAGGTCGCCCATCGTTCTTTCGAGGTCGTAGCACTCCTCGACGATGTGCCGGGCGAAGTCTTCTTCGCTGTCCCATTCACCGCAGTAGGCTTCCTCGAAGTTGTCGAGTTCGTCGGCAAACTCCATGTAATCATCCACGGCATCGACATCGTACTTGTCGCACAGCTCCGTGTATTCCTGAATGTGGTCGAAGTCTTCCTCGGACATGAAGCCCTCGTTGTACCACTGGCGGGGGAAAGCCTCGTAGTCCTGGGCCATCAGCTCCGGGTCGGGTTCGTCGGCGTGGATAGCCTTGCAGAAGTCGATAAACTCGTCGTAGTCGCTGAAGCTGCTGAGGTCGATCCACAGACCGCAGAGAGAGCCTTCGTTGTACTTGCCGTAAGTACCGACGTAGACAGAGGGTTCACCGTCGCAGCCGCTCTTGTGTTCGCTGACCGCTTCCTGAAGTTCTTCGGGCGTGTAGCCCAGTTCGGCGAGTCGTTCTTCGACTCTTGGAGTGATATTGAGTTCTCCGAATTGTAATCTCATTGCTGTAAAATTTTGAGGGTTTGACATTTGGTTCATTTTTTAAGTTTTACGTTGCAATAATTGGGAGAGCTGAGAAAGCGGAATTGCAGACGTTATTTCAAGCCCGGCGGTAAATTCTTGGGTCCTGAAGGGTGAAGAATTTTGAAATGTTGTTTGCAATCCCGGAGGGCAAGCCACCGGCGCGGTCAGCGGTCAGCCCTACCTTTGCGACAGGAAAACTAAATGAGCCAACTGTCCCGAAAAATCAGCGATGAGAATACAGGTGAACACAACATCAAGAGTCAGAAGAACAGCCGGACGGGCAGCATGGCCGGACCAAAAGGAAAAGTCGAACAAGAGCGGATGCAGGTGTGCCTGAACGAGTATCTATGTCGGTGCTTACAAATATGGCAAGTACAATGAATGCTCGCGGTCTGTGGTTTGACCTGTTCGGCGACTATGACACCGCTTTATCCTGCAAGGCGTTCCACATAGACGTGGCAGACCCATACCTTGAAAATGGCTCGGACTATGAAGGCTTCCACTGCCTACCGCTGAAAATCGAGGGCAATGTCCGAGGAAGATTACGACCGCCAAAATCCACGGAGCGAAAAAGTGTGGCAGGTATATTGCCGATGCCGTACTGCTGACGATTGGAGATTGCAGACAGACCGACTACCCGAAGGGCTACTGCGGAGAACAGGACAGGCACCCGATACATCGTGTGCCACGACCACGAAGAACAATAGATGGGCCACTGCTCACGCCGATTATGAAGCAGCGCTGTTCAACGGGACCACAATATGGGCGCACCGCTGAAAGTCAGTGTTCCGCTTCGTCTGACCCCTCCCTCCGACTGCAAGGTGTCGCCCTCCGAGACGGCTCTACCAATGAAAAACCGCCGACGCCTCACGCGCCAGCGGCCAACAACTTCAAAATCTGTAATGACTTTTGCCGCATCACTGCGGCGGACGAATGGGAATGTTCTTGATGCAAAAGAATATCATATAACGCACGGCACCATCGAGCGGATGGATACGTGCTTAATCTCGTATTCGTACCCGGCGGCATCGCCCGACGGCAGACCGCAACGCTGCTCCGACTCCACTTGCGGATGCGGAGCTTCGAGCGAGCCGAGAAGGTAAGACTTGCCGTTTACGTCGGTAACGACAAAACCGAGGCAAGGATTCCTGGGAAGCCGCAGGTCGGTAAGGAACTTCAAGGTGGCGGTGTCCTCGTACCCGGCGCCGTCCTTCTTGGTCTTGCACTCGCAGGTCGGTTCGTCGAAGAAGGTAATCGGATGAACGTCTGTAAGGACGGCCACCGTCATGCCGCAGATAGCCGAGAGGTCGACTCGGCGCGGCAGATGTCGGCAGTCAATCCATCCGATAGCCTTTATTCCGGGTAATATCTGTGTCGAAGTCTTCATTATAGCAGAAATAGCATAATTGAAAAAATGAGGTGCTGAAATCAATGAGATTTTTTACGCAAATATTGTTTTTCTGCGCGTTTGCAGTGAAGATAGATGTCGCGCTGCCGCTGATAGCGTTTGGCGATTGCGTTCCAGTTCTTCTCCGTCGGCTCGATGCCGTGCTTCTCCATCCACGCATAGATAAGCTCGTCCTGACGCTTGCCTATTTTGCCGAAGTGATGCAGCTCCTCCCAAAGCTGAATGTCGAAACGGTTGCGGATAAGATTGAGCAACATCGACAGCGCACGTGGCGGCAGGTAATTGTACGTCTCCGGCGGACGGTTGCGGAACGTCGGAATCCTGACGGCCAGTTTACCGTCGGCGCAGACCTCCGGCTCCACCCCCTCCGGCAACTTCGCCATATACAGTTCGAGCGTCTTGCTCTCGACAGAGCCGCGGGTAAGATGCACCGGCACCTCGCCGCCGTGTTCGTTTACGAACCACTGCGCGAGATAGTCCTCCAGAGGTAAATAGATACAAAGGTCGCTCATAATATAGCCGATTGGTGCATACAAAGTTACCAAATATCAGCGTGTTAGCCTAATAATCAAGAGGGACAATGCGTGACTTAGGGGGACGTTTCGTAGCCGATTTGCGATTATTTTTCTATGCCCGGCAAAGAAGAAAAATATGGGAGCGGTATAATCGGCGGGGTGACAGCGTTGACACCGTTGACAGCGAGCCTCAGGGAGTCAGACATCGAGGCGTAACCCCTTTACTTTACAATACTTTATCTTTTTTGAAAGAAAAATAAGATAAGTAAAGTAATGGCTTGAAAGTGTCAACGATTGACTCTGAAAAAAATCGGATTTGAGAAAATGACTACAAGTGTCAACGATTGTCAACGCTGCATATTTTCATAAGTCATTGAAATACAATAAGTGCTATCTTGTCAACGGTGACTTTCGCAAAACATACGCTTTTGCTTTCCTCTGATTGGCTTTTTTGCAATAAAAAAGGCCAACATCCGGGTGTTGACCTGAGAGGAATAATGATGGATTACAATGTCAGAACGGCACATCTTCCTCCTTGTCGGGAGGGTCAAAGAGCGAGGAGGGCTTGGGAGGAACTGCCGGAGATTGAGGAGAAGAAACGGCATCTGCCGGGTCTTGGTCCTCGGCCAATTCCTCGGACTCTGTAATTACCTCGGTTTCGAGGTTCAGCCCGAACTCGGCTTTAAGCATGGCATAGTTGAAGCACATCGCCTTAGGGCGGTTGACTTTCATCTTCTTGGTCTGAGTGCCGTTCACAGTTTCAAAGGTATAATCGGGCGTACCGTTTGCGAGCAGGATAGTGAAACGGTCCTGTTTCAGACCGAGGAACGAGGGGTGCGAACGGAGATATGAGAGCATCGTACTCCAGTTGCTTCGGTTTGCGGTGGCGTTGGACGCTCCGCGACCGTTGAACAGACCCGCCACGGCTGCGCTGTTCAGATACAGCACGGGAGTAGGCTCGGCGAATATCATATCCTCTTTCATAGTAGTGGAGCGGAAAGTGCGGTGCCACTTGATGCGGAAGTGCGCCTTGTCGATTGCGCGTCCCTGGGTGTGGAAGCCTTGCAGCGCCTCCCAGAAGTCGCCCATCTCGGAACTTTCCTGTGCCGTTTCGTTCTGCAGTCGCATACCGGCCACGGCCACCGTGAGCAGGTCGTTATAGCTGAACGGAAGCGACAGCACCGATTCGAGGGTGCGGAAAGCGGCAAGCGGAATAATCCAGTTGCCGAAGATACGGTCATGTATCTTTTCGCCCTCGACAATCTTAGACAACTCCGATTTAGTGAGGGAGTAGGCGTTGGAGAAATTTTTCTCAAACAGTTGCCGGTGGCCGAGGACTTCGAGGGTAAGATGTGTGTTGCCGAGCGAACACATCGCCACCAGATCCTCGTAGGCGTCGCGCTCCGGCTTGGAGAAAGATGTCTTGGAGAAAGCGAGAAACAGAACACGGGTAAAGAGCGCCATGTCCTGTGTGGGCTTGTCCTGGCCGCAGAGGGCTATCCCGGTGGATATGATGGTCTGCGCAGCCATGCCGTCGGTGTTCTGATTCTTCTTGGTCTGACCGCCTCCGCCCCACAGACCTTTGAGGTATGCGATTTTACGCACGTCGAGGTCGTTCTTGTACTCGTCGAAAACGACAAGCGAGTTGACCGCCTGACTGACGCGGTCATTCATGGCCGGAACGGAAGTGACACCGAGGTTCGGCGGGTCAACGCTATGGATAAAGAACGACTGGAGAGAGGTCGCAAGCGTAGTTTTGCCCGTGCCTTTCTCACCGAAAAGGTTAAGGATTGGGAAATGGCGTGTGCGGTTGAATATGACATCACGGTACAGAGTGGCAAGCAGGTAGCAGAAAGCGATTTTGGCATTGTCTCCAAATACTTTGACGAGTTGTATGGCAAAGTCGTAGAGCTTTATGCCGCTGCGGTTTTCATGTATGAAAAGCCGCTCGAACTGGTATATTTCGGGATTGTTCTCGTACATTTTCGATGTGGCCGGAATATAAAACGATCTGCCGGGAGCAGTCTCGACGATACCGAGGTCATCGACGGCCAGGAAGCGGTCGCCGTTGAAAACGCCGTTGCCGAAAGCGAAGAAGCCGTTTATACCGTCCCAGCCCATCTTGCGGACACGCTCTGCGGAGCGGGTGCCGCGATAGAGATATTCCTTTACGTTATTGAGCTTGTCAATCTTGGCGCGCCATATATAATTGCCGACGGAGCCGACTCGCTGCTGAAAGGTAGTGAGCGAGCAAAGTTCGGACTCCCGGAACTCAATATCGACCGACTCGTTGAATTTGTTTACCATGCGGAACAGACGTGTGCCGTTTGTTTCGTCCTTGATGTGGTAAAGTGATTCGAGATAGAAATTGGAGAGCCTTACGGCCTCTCCCTCGTCGTAGGTATAGAAGCAGTTGTCTATGATGTTCAGATTGCAGACGCGCAGAAGTTCTTTCCTGCGTTCCGCATCGTTCTTAGGGTTTGACTTGGCTGCACGTTGCCGTGCCTCGCCTTTGGCTCGGCTGACGGCGGCTTTCCACGATTTGACTGTGCCGTTGATTTTGGCGAGAGAGGCGATGCATTCGTCAGCTATTGCATCGTCGCTGATATGTCGCAGCAAGTCTGCGACTTCGGCGACAATCACGCGCTGTTCGGCAAGTGATGAAGCCACGGAGAATTTCTTCTCCGCGAGCCAGAGGATAAACGGTTTTTCGGGAATGGCGGCGTAGGTCTCCGGCGTAAGGATATATTCGTCGGCGTCGTTCTTGTGAAGAATTACGGCATCATCCTCGGTTTTTTCTTCTTGGAAAGGCAACTCGCGCACAGTAACATCGAAGCCCCGGCGCACGGCTTCGGCTCCGTTAGTCATAACGGCCTTGAAGCCGGGCCCGAAAGGTTCATCTTTCGGAGGGTCGGAGTCCGGAATAAAGCATAGGGATTGTATATGCTTTTTGAGAATGTCGAACTGGGCGCCACTCCAGGCGGTGCCGAGAGTGGCTACGGTGTTTTCAAGTCCGATGGACTGGAGGCGCAGCACATCGGGCGCGCCCTCGACGATGTTATAGTAGAGCGCATCACGGCAACGGCTCGCCCTGTCGATGCCGAAAACGGACTCACCTTTGGTAAATACCGACGAGTTGCACGAGTTGACGTATTTTCCTACCTTGTCGGCCTTATCATCGCCGAGATAGCGGGCGGTAAAGGCAATGACGCGCCCGAATCTGTCGCGGATAGGGATAACAAGGCGGTTTCGGAATAAGGTATATATCCGACCGCTCTTTTCATCCCGTTTGTAAATGCCGGACTGCACGAGCAGATCTTCTGTGACAGCTTTGCTCTTGCAGTATTCCATAAGAAGTTTACCATCCTTAGGAGCCAGACCGATGCCGCAGGTAGAGCAGAAATCCTCCGGCCATCGTGAGTAAGCGTACTCACGGGCTGCGCAGGCTTCGTCGCTCAGTTCCACTCGCAGCTGATCGAAGAAAAATTTATGCACCAAAGCGACGGTGGCCAGAACTGATTCTTTCAGTTTCGCCGCCTCCCGTTGCTCGTCGGTCTGTTCTTCCCGGGTGTATTCGATATGCAGATTGTTGGCTTTGGCGATGGCTTCGACGGCCTGTAAGAAGTCCATACCCTCGCGCTCCATATAGAACCTGATGCCGTCGCCCCCACGGTGGCAGCTGTGGCAGTACCAGAGGTTTCTGCCGGGCGTGATTGAGAAAGATGGCGTTTTCTCGGAGTGGAACGGGCATGAGGCGAACATCGTTGAGCCACGCCGACGGAACTCCAGCCCCCACGATTTCAGAACATCCTCGATGTCGAGATTGCGTACCGCCTCTATTGTCTTGTCGCTTATCATAATTCTTTGGCTTTATCCCAGCAGTCGATGATTGACTGGCCGGTGTATTTGAGTCTGCGCGGATTGCCGTTGCAGGGAGAGATCAGACCCATGCGGCGCAGTTTGCGCAGGGTCTTGTGGCAGATGCCAAGTTCGGCACAAGTCCGCTTAACCGAAAATACACCGTCGGGGTCGCATTTGGGGCGTATTTCAATCATGGCTGCGGTTGCTCTGTGTCGGGGGCCGTATCGTCAAAGATACGCTTCCCGGCCTCATCCTCGATAATCTGTTTCGCGTGTTCGGGTATGCGGCAGGCCATTCCTTTCCAGTTAAAGAAGGTCTGCCGCCTTACCCCCGCGGACTTGACAACCCCGGTGACGAACTCGACCCTCTCACGATAAGTGAGGGTGTCGAGAAAGCCGTTGAGCTGCGTCGCCTCCCGGTGCTTTATATCATTGTTCGTCATCACGTTCAGCATTGTTCCTGTTGTTGGCGGCCTCCCAAGCGTCGGCCATCAGTTTTGAGATTATATCGGAGCTGACCGCGATGTGCAGTACTGTTCCGATACCGTTGTCATTTCGGTAGCCGACCATCGAGCACAGCGAGTTGGTTTCGGCCTCGCAGCAGATTATCATTGTTATTGTCTTTGTGGGCCAGGGCTTGGCAATGCGCTCCATAAGCGCGAAAAGTTCCTCTTTTATCGTCATTGTTCAGCGTCTTTTAATCGGTTTGGCGGTTACATATCTCACCGCGTCAAGTTCATGTTGTTTTCTCGTTCTGACCGGGTTCTGCTTTACCCATTCTATAAGCTCGGCACGGTCGAAGTATATGTACTTTCCGTTGGGTTTATAATGGGGAATGGCTGCTGTGCGCGTCAGTTTGTAGAGCTGGCTTTTCGAGACGCCCAGGAACTCGCTTGCTTCCTCAAGTGTCAGTACCTCTTTCGGAGCGGCGGATTCTCCGGCGTTGCTCTCGATGCGCGACAGGATTTCTTCTATCGGTCCGAAGCCGTCCAGTCTGCGCTCGACTTCGGCGAGCCTTTCGGCCAACTGTGTATCGCTATTCTGTTTTGGCATTTTTTTGCGTTTTATGATTTTCGGATTAAGGAGGCGTCCCTCCGGCATCAATCTGATTGACGGTGCAAAGATAACGCGCCAAACAACGGGATATGAGAAAGTTACCTTGACATAAGGCTGATGTCAAGGTAAATGTCAAGGTTTTATGTTTCAGATAGTGGCCGGAGTGGTGTTTTATGTAGTTACGGCTATTTCATGCACCCTTTTTCTGATAGTGACGAAGGCGGCACTTTCTTCGCCTCTCGCTTCGTTGAGTGCCGTTGACAGCTTGCTCTGCGTGAGCGGAGCATTGGCAGAGGAAATGATTACGCCGGTGGCGGCAATCACTTTCTGCCAGTCTCCGGCAATCAATTTTTCATAGGAAAGGGAGTCGAACAGGATGGCAAGTTTTCTGTTGTTGGCTGATATGAGCCGTATGTGAGGCGAAGGCGAGAAAAGTTTTGCCATGTCTTCGCCGGATACAGGCTGCCTGAAAATATTGAGGTCGTTGGCGATGTCTGCAATCGCCTGTGTCTGCACGGCTGTAAGGTCGCACCCGAAGTTCATTGACTTTCCTCCGGGTAGGACGGGAGAGACCGGGGCGGAGCCACGGTTGAACTCGCTGAACATAGCCGTGAAGTCGGTAGGACCGAATGTTTTTGACGAGAAGTATTTCTCGACAAGATCGCGGCGAGTCTTCAGAAGTGTGTCTATCCTGTTCAGGTTGGAGTACTTCTGATTGGCTTCCCATGCGGATACGGCATAGTTGAAGCGGTGGTCGCAAATAAAGTCATCGGCATAGCGGTCGTAGAACTTGCCGCAGCCGATGACTTCACTCTGATAACGTCTGTACGCCTCCATGAAAAGGGCACGGAGGTTTCTGTCGGGGTTGAAAACCCCGCTGCCGTTTTCATCCGGCTTGTTCTTGTCTCCCAAAAAGAGAGAACGGTATCTTGTAATCGTTCATAGTGAATTGATATTAAAACATTCAGTTATTCAAATGCTCCGTCTAACAATGAAACGGCTTCCTCTTTCTTACTGTTTATGACTTTGGCATAAATCTGTGTTGTAGCCACACTCGTATGTCCGAGAAGTTTGCTCGTCGTGTAGATGTCGGCGCCCATTGTAAGCTCCATCGTGGCGAAGGTGTGGCGGCTCACGTGGAAAGTCACGTGCTTCTTGATTCCGGCCTCTTTAGCCCAGTCGTCAAGAACGGTCATGTTCTTTGAGAGCGGAGGGAAGATATAATCGTCCTCTCCGGCGTCGGCGCGCTCCGGCATCCATTTGATGGCCTGACGGCTCAAAGGAATAGTGAGCGGGCGGCGTGTCTTGAACTGGGTAATTTTGAGATACATCTTCTCTCCGGTGGTCACGACATGTTTCCACTGGAGGCTGCGCACGTCGCTTATGCGAAGTCCGCAGAAACAGGAAAAGAGGAACGCACCCTTGATGTCAGGACGGCGGCAGGGGGTGTCGATAAGTTTCTTCACTTCCTCGACGCTGAGGAACTCACGCTCGTAGGTGGTACCTTTGAGGTGGGAACGGTCAAGAGCGAGCATCGGGTTTGTCGGCATGATTCCTTCCTCTACCGCTACATTGAAAGCGGCTTTGAGACAGCGAAGGTAATTGTCGACAGTACCGTTGGTGAGTTTCGTTTTCTTGTAGGTTACATAGTCGTTCATCAGGTAGATCATAAAGTCGGTGAGCCACTGATGGTCGATGTCGGCGAGAGTTGCGTCCTTTCCTCCATCGTAGCCCTCGATTACGAAAATCATAGTGCGCACCCATCGTTTCGCGCCGCGCTTGCCCTTGTTTACCTGCCTGTCCTGATAGATTTTCAGCCAGTCCACAAGGCGCATCTTGTTCCGCAGGTCTTTCTTTATACCTGCCGTGCCATTTGTAATCTGGAGTATGCGCTGGGCCTTGATTGCATATACCGCCTCCATAGTCTGCTTGTTCTGCAACTTGGCGGCCTGGTCGGTCTCCGGCACGAGATAGAGTTTCAGATAATCGTAAGTGCGTCTGCCGTTCACATTGATTGCAAGATATACCGAGACACTTCCGTTGGCGAGTTTCTTGAACCGAATCCTTACCGGCTCTTTTGACTTGCTGTTGCGCTTCAGCTCTGTTGTGACTGCCTGAACCTGAGTCTCGGCCCTGCGCATTGCCCGAAACTCCTTGTAGTGGTCGGTGTCATCGAATACGTTTTTAGGCTCACGTGCGCTTGGTCTCGGAATATAGGTGCCGTTGCGCAGTTCTTCCTCACGCTCTCTCTTGACGGCTTTTGCTTTTGCCTTGATTCGCTTGACCTCGGCTTCGGAGGCATCCGCAGGGGCATAAAGGTAAAGCGGCTCGCAACAACGCTGTTCGCCGTTCTCTCCGTAATGGATATAGAGATAAAAGGATTTGTCGCCGTTGCGGAGAAGGCGCCATGCGAGTAGCACCTTGAATTTGTGCTTGACCTTTTTCTCGGTCTTTTCTTCCTCTGCCACACTTTCTTCCGGGGTAGGCTTCACGATTTCGGCCATACGTTCCTCACGAATGGCATTTGCGCGTTGCATGACGGCGGCGTTCCCTTCGTCATCGCCCGGAGTGGTGTAGAGTTTAAGGAACTCATACTTGCGCTCACCACGGAAATAGATGTCGAGATAAAGGGACTGGCGGCCGTCCTTGAGGTCTTTGGCACGTACAGTCACCGGCTCGCGTGATGCGCGTCTTGCCTTGATACGGGCTTTGGCGGTCTTCTCGTCGGCAGGGGTCTCGACTTTGGGAGCCGAAGGTGCGGGAGCGGCATCGGCCTCTCCAAGTTCCGCGAGTCTTTCGCGGCGCACGTCTTCGGCCATGCGCATAGCTTCGGCATTGGCGAGAACGGTGTCCTCGTCTGTGCCGGGGTGGATGTAGAGTTTAAGAAATTCATACTTGCGCTTCCCCTTGAAATATATGTCAAGGTAGATGGAGCGGCACCCGTCGGCCAGGTCTTTGAAGCGTATTCTCACAGGCGACTTCTTCGCCTTTTCGGAGGGAGATTTCATAGTCATACAGATTTGTTACCGAGTACAAAGTTACAAAAAATATTTGGATTTGTTACTATAACGAGAACCAAAAACGCACCAACGAACCAAATATTTTCTGCAAATAACGCTAACAATAACAAACAAGTGCCAAAACTGATATTTTGTAATACTCTGATATAAAGTGTATTTAATGGCAGTTATTAGCACTTGTTATTATAGCGTTTTGGAACGTGGGCTTCTGCGTTGCCGTCCGACATGAATAGGGCAATGCGAGAAGCCTCAAGCAGTAGGACGGTAACAGATACAGATTCCCGCGCTTTTCTTGTATAAACCAATTAAATGCCAACGAGGGGATGACCGCGGCTTATTTTTATATTATGAAAAAACTGTTTTTATTTTCTCTTGCGGCAGCTCTTTTGATTGGGTTTACTTCCTGTAGCAAAGATGATGATGATTTGACGGAAGGGAATCCCACCGGTTCCAATGATGAGGCTCCTCCATCTGACGGGCTGTGGTACGCTAATACGTTGGCTACTCCCGAGGACTTCAAGGAGATTAATGAGGCGATAGAAAACCATGAGCTATTATCGGATTACGGTAAATACGGAATGCATTATGCTGAGCCTGAGGAATTTTTTAATGAAGTAGGAGCATATAGCACATCTGACGCAAGTTTTGGCCGTCTTCGTTTTTTGCCCGGGTCACAAATGTGTAGTTTTATACATGTCAGGCCGGACAATACTTTAGATGTTTATTCCAGTCTTTTTCTTTTTAAATATGAAAAAGCTGTAGGTACGCGTTTCTATACTGTGGATGCCGGCAGGTTAGGTAAATTGTCATATGCTGTTTACCCCGGTGAAAGCTATCCTTATACTACATATACCTATGTTGAAATAGATGGAAAATATGTATGTGATAATGGAGATATATACATAAAACGGGGGAATACTCTGGTTAAAAGTGGTGAATCTATATCTTATACACTTTTTGAAATGGGAGGCTCGTCACAAGCATATGAATGGGATAAACCTGACGGAGGTGGAAATGATGATGCACATAAAGGGAAACCCGAGCGTGGCGCTTTGATTCTTAATGGAGCGGTAATTACTGAAATTGGGAATGTTGATGATAAGGATGACGGATATGTTTATACTTATGATCCTAATGGCGTTTTGTTGAGTTGCCGGGAAAAGGATAGAATATTCGGAAAAGAATATGTCATTGACTATAATGAGACACTACTGTCCACTAAAAATGGGCAGGGTTAAAAATTAAATAAATTCGGTTCAC